GCCCTTGTTGAGTATATCTAAGTTTGAAATTATCTAATTTAGATACATATTTAACTAGTTCTAAAAATAGTGGGTGGTTACGACAATTTTCTAAAATAGAAATTGTTTTGATAGCGTAATAGTCAGCACCTGTTACCCCATCATCACTAAAGTTATCAAATCTCTCTTGGAAAATTATTCTATTTAGAGCTCTGTAAGTAGGATAAATTCCACGAATTATTCCATCTCTTCCAATATGATCTAAACTATATAAATTTTGTAGATAGATCAAACTATTATCAGAAATGTAACTCTTTTCATCATTGACATTTAATCCAAAAGTTTTAAATGCTTCTTTTAAACCATCTGGATCCATTAGACGATATATTCCATCATCACCTTGTATATTGAATTGATCTATGTCTATTCCTGATGATATTGCACACTGGTACTGTACAATTGAGTCAACCTCATTCGTAAAGGTACTTCCAGAAGGTACTCCATGTGGTCCTCCTAATATTCCGTCCGGAGTAATTAAACCAATAGTATTAAATCTGTTCTCAATATAATTTAAATCATCTTGATAAGCATCTTCAAATAAACTACTGATATAATTGAAAGCACAGTTCTGTAAGCCCGATTTAACGGTTGAGTCATAAGATGAGAAGTCTATGCTCAATAAGGATTGTCCATAAAGTCTTGCGTCTTTAATTATCCTAGTCGCACTTGCGTCAACTGCTTCAGGTCCAAGCAGTGCTGATCTCCAGTTTAGCTTTCTCTGATATTGAAGCAAGGGTCTGTAAAACATCATTTCGTTTAAAGTGTCCGCACATGGATAACCCCAAACAGTCCTAGTTTTACCTCCTTCTTGCGTTCTTGTGAACATAACACAATCGTCACGTCTGGCTAGAATAGATGCAAATTCACGCTCTAAAATATCTTTTACATCTGCTTTTCTCCGATAGAAAGGAAGACCAGAATTTGTGTTATTTTTAAGAAAACTTAAAGCTTTACTTAAGCTTAATGGTCTAAGGCGTCTTGGTCTAACACCTATAAGATCAGGGACATTATAACGATCACCAGAACCAAAGTAATCGTAAACCAAGTCTCTTCTCGTAATCCAATCCACAGCTACGCTTCTTGGTCCAAATTTATCACGATTAAGAGTTTCTAGTGTAATCAAATCATCGCACATCAGTGAAGTTCTAGAGTTAAAGATAAAGTCCCAACCAGACAAAATTAGATCTTTATCTAAATTCTTACCTAGAGGAGAGGTATACACCTTAGAATTACCAGAGACTACACTATCTAGTAAGCGGGAAACCTTAGAAATAATATCTTCCTCTAAATCCAACTCGGAAAGAAAATTATAATTTGTTTGCGGCATACGTTTT